AGGGAAGATCGCCGGAGGCGGTCTTCCGAATAAGCGCATCGACTGTGCGCCTGTTATCCGCAGGAATGGTATATAATTCTTCCGCGTAAAATCCATATCGATCCGATATGAATGTATCGTCCTCAGATAGGACATATCCCATACCCGTAAGGGTACGGCGATAAACTTCCAGCGACCGTTCCGGGTCGCGGGTCAAAGTGGTGTGGTCATCACCGACGACCGCACTAGCAACATCTCCCGAAAGGGACATATTAACTACAGCTAACAGGTTTGACATTGTTAGCAGCACTTTGCATCCGGTATCTCCCATGAAGATACCGTTCGTGGACTCACCCTTCCAGGTGAATTTCCCGTCTCGGAACGAAACGTTCCGGGACTCTGTTAGCGACCTTTTCACAAGGTCTGCATACCAAGAGGGAAACCGTAGTACGCGGTTTGCCATGTCGAGCAGCGCTTTCGCTGCCGACCAGAAGAGATGATCTGTCGCCTCAGACAGATCCGTAGATATCGCAGACAGACGCCGTGCGTCCGTTGCATCGAATATCCAAGCCAAATCTGGCCTGGATGCCGTTATAGAACGGATGAAGGTCCAGCCGTGCCGGCCTTCAGATACCCCTGCCCTTGCGGCGGGGAAGTCCCTTAGGACATAGAGCCATGCATGTGACCATGGCCCTAGGACAACTGAATGATAGAAACTATCAGCAGTGATAACCCGCGCTTTCGCTCCGGGTTCATTGACGATGGATGCCCGCACGGTCATCCCGTCCCTGAAGTCCTCTCGCATCGCTGCGAGAGAGAGATGGAAGAGCGCTTCTCCAGCGCTCTCCCGCGAATTGACGAATTCCGCAGTGTATTGACCCGTTTCGAGGTCAATCTTCCTGACTTGCGGGAAATCCGCAAGCAGTCTGGCGGCATGCGAAAGCTTGCCACCCTTAGCCCGACTCGTTTCGAGGCAGGCTGAAGTACTGACAGACACACGCATGTGTGCCTGGATCGAAACCGGATCCGCTCGGATCTGGTTCAACGCTAGCTCGAGTGGATCGAGCGCGTAGTCCGGATCCCCGTCCAGGGATTCGGTTACTGTTTCAACCCATTTCTGGGCTGAAATCAATCTTTCGGTGGGGGTAGAGATTCCACCCGCCCTAGTTTGGCATAAGGTCGCAATCCTATATGCCTTCTCATCTCGACTTGTACAGTCGAGAGCTTTCTTGACGAGCCTGTAAAGGCACGACATATCGTTTGGAGCCACGGGTACCGCGGCTCCGCTGAATACAGCTTTCCTTACCTGTTTCAAGTAAGTTTTCATCCGCCTGTGATAGGTCGGATTGTTCAAAAGGTTTGAACAGATCGAAACGTTTAACGCGTCGATCTCATCGTAGGTGAGCTTATCACCTACCGAGAGGAGGGCCGCGATTACGCGGCCCTCGACAGTTTGGAGCAAGTTGGAAAGCTTGTTCCAGGAGTCC